CTGTCTAGCAAAGCCACGCTCAGAGGCAATCAGAGAGGCGTGGAAAGATGTTTTACCTGTGTTAGGTCTAGCACCTACTAAAACTAGATGCCCACCTGATATGCCCTCTACTTTGCGCTGTAGTGATGGTATATTAAACTGCCATTTACACTGTATAGAATTTGCCACCAGTAGATTGTCAATAGATATATCACCCCACTCTACTTTTAAGTTAGGCATGAAGTTATCTTGATAGTCGGTCAGTATGTTACGCAGTGGTTCAAGTGTATTCTTTTCACCGTTGACGTAATCAAAACCTAAGTTGGCTACCTCTTCACCTACCACCTGCTGAAACAGATTAGACATAACTTCTTGAGCCACCTCTTGATTCATAGGCTTTTCGTTACGCAGCTTGTCAAACAATCTCTTGTACGACTCTTTGTTTGCTGTAGTCAAAGTCTCTCGTGTAAAGAACAACCCCTCTAGTTCTGAAAAGTTTAGATCTTTATCGAACTGTCTCATAGCGTAGTCTATAGTTCTCTTGACCTTGCGTACATCTTTAGTGAACAGTTTGTCAGGCGTGTGTATACCTTTGTTACTGTCATAGAACTCCTTATCCATAAGTGTTCTAAGCAAGGCTAACTCTCCGTTTTCCATCTTCTACTCTCCTTAAATAGGGTTCATCATTTTAAATATCTCATACCAATCTGAACCTTCTATGGCTAACCACATTAGTATAGGTACACCTATTATAAAAAAAGCACAGATTAGAAACGCCCAACCTAAACCTTTAGTCGTGCAGTATTGCTCACTCATTGTTATTTGCCTTTCGTTTCTCTGCTGCAGCTTTACGTTCCATACTGTTCATAGGACGTATGAAAGTTCTTACGCCCAAATGATCTTGTAGTTTCTTTTGCTTGTACGCTACGTCCTCCTCTATGCTCTTGCGTTGAGTTTTAGATAGCGTCTTTGCGCTGAGAGTTCTTATCATACGGTAGATATCTTTAGTCAGTTGACTCTCTTTTTTGTTCATCTTCAGTTTCCTTTATGTGTTGCAATATTGTCACAGCTTCTTCGTTTGCTATCTTAAACCACTCGCCTTGTCTTTCACCACACAGGGCTGCAGCTTTGTGAGCTACACGTTCTGCTCTAGCTCTGTCGGGTGTAGGTATGGCGTGGACTAACTGGTAGTCACGCATAGGTGAGCTAGTTTGATATCCATTGAGCCTGTCCTCTGCATCTATAGCCATACCTATCTTGACCCACTCAGGCCAAGCTGGGTTTGTAATGACGTAGATGTATCCCTCTTTTATTTTTACATCCTTTTGTAGTGCAGTAAAGGCAGCGTCACCAAAAGATTTATACCTACCAGGTTTGTGTAAAGGATGCTCTGGTGAAATATACTTACCGTCCACAAACATTCTGTTAGGATTGTGTCTAATATTTCTTTTCTTCGATGCTTCTGGTGAGTTTTTATAGTAAAACTTTTTACCTGTTCTTGGATTAATTTTTTGAGTCATCATAGTTTACTCCCTTATGCTTTTCTTTACGCACTGGTTTGTGTTTCTTTTTATCGGGTATTACCTGCTGTCTATACTTAGGATGTCTAACCTCCTTCGCCATTGGATTTTGTTTGTTTGTGTGACTTTTCTGCAACATGTATCCATCCTCCTATCTGCTCTATATCCTCTGGGTCTTGATACTTTACATCGTCACGTAGTCTCACTGCTCTTGTGGGTACATCACACCACGCTTCTATCTCTTTACGCATAGCTAAAGTCTTTCTTAGTGCATCTGGATCAAGTGCAACCATAACATAGTTAGCGTTATCACTCAAGCACTCCTTGTGTGCATCAGTCAAACTTGTGCCTAATAAAGCAAAACCTGTGACATCTGGGTACACCTTTGCTACTGTTACTGCACTAATTACATCTTCGACTACAACGTAAACACCATTGGGTTCACCGTAGCAATACTTGGCATACTCTGCTGCACCACCGTAGCGTAACCACTTAGGCTGCTTACCGTCCAGTGCTCTGCCTATTGCATCTACTATAAGTCCATCATTATAGATAGGAAACACTGCACGTTTATCTTTAAGATCGTACAGTAACTCTATGTTTTCTAAGGGATTTACGTACTCGCCCACCCAGCGCATACGAAATCTGTTTATATATTTGTTGCTTACATCAGTTGTTACATGTTCTGGATAAACAAAGTGCTCTAACCTCTTGTTTATATTACCTGTTTCGATCAGGGGCGTAACTAGGTAGTGCTCTAGTTCATCCTTTGCTATACCTGTGTTAGCATAGCCTCCTACATCACACGATATCTTGTAACAGTTGTAAGCTATGCAGCCGTTACGTTTGGTAGCAGTAAAAGTATTCTTGCCTTTACATCTGGGGCAGTCATGTCTGATAGTCTGACCCTCAGATATGTCTAAGCTATTGATATCTATAAACATTACTTCTTATCCTTAAATGCTTGGCGCTGGGCTAATGCTTCTGATGCGCCAGTGTAAGTGTGTTTGATATAAGGAGTCAAGCTATTTATGTTAGTGTGTCCACTTACTTGCTTGATCTGTGTTATATCTACACCAGCTTCTACCATCTCAGTGATAGCTGTACGCCTCATATCCATAGCTGTAAGGTGTCGAGGTAGCCCAGCAGCCTCTAGTATTGCATTAACGTGAACGTGTAGCTTCTCTTTAGAGTATGGCTTATATCCACCGCAACTAGGATAAACTTGTGGTGTCACTAGGCACTGGAAGCCAAACGTTTCGTGCTGCTGCTTGAGTACGTGCATCAATGGATCACTGATAGGTAGGTGCACCTCTGCTCCACGTTTGCTTTGCTCTAAGTCGCAACGCCTCTTGTCAAAGTTGATAGCTGCCCACGTAAGCATACGCATATCACCTACACGTTGCCCCCACTCGTAAGCCATCTGTACAATCAAGCCAATGCTACGCCACCTCCACTCACTGTACGCTGTAGTTAAGAACTGGTTTACTTGCTCTGGCTCCCACATTACTTTGCGTGGTGGGTTGGGTGTCTTCTCTAACAGTGGCATAGGGTTCTCTATACTGATGCCGTTTTTCTTAGACCAGTTGATAAGTATAGACATGATGGCAGCTATCTTGTTAGCTCTGTATGTACCTCTCTTTAGCCATAGATTGTAGCACTGTTGCATTAAAGACACACTTAATCTTTTCATACTTGTATCACCTACATCATCATTGATGACCATGAGACAGTCGTAGTAATCCTTCTGAGATGCAGAGCCTAGCTTACAAAATGTATCTGACTTTATGTAGTGACCTATGACCTCCTCTACTTTATAGCTTTTGTTTTTCTTAAATATTGTCTTTTCTTTTGTCATCAGCATTACGATAGCCTTTTACTAAAAAATATATGAAGCCTCCAATGTAGGCTAGAACGAACGGTATAATAATCTGTGTTCCTGGTTCCATTAAAACGGTGGCTCCTCTTCTTTGTTGCTTGGTGTCCATACTATATCGTAGTGGTGCATGAACCATATGTATTCTCTAAGTGTTGTAGGTATCATTCTTTAACTCCTCGTTCTCCTTCTCAAGTTTGATTATCATCTCTACTAGTTCTATTCTAGCTTTGTTGTTGTGCAAGTACAGCCACCTATTTTTCCAATGATTATCGTTTGTCTCAATACCAAAACTTGTTTTCATTTTTTCTTCTCCAACTTTAGTCTTAGCTCTTCTACGTGTCTCTCTAATCTATCTATTCTATCTTCTGCTGCTTGTATTCTCCTTAATAAACTGTCCACCTCTGACATTGTTAGTCTCCCATGTTACGTGGTGCATACACTGCACCGTTGTACTGACTGCCTGTCTCCTTGTCTGTACCAAAGTCACAGCTTGCCAGTAGTAGCAGAGTAGCAATGATAACATACACTGTGCGTTTACTCCACAGTATAAATAGATCGTATGCTTTCTCTGCTTGGGCTTGCGCCTCTTGTCTTACGTTATTGTTTTGCATCGTCAGGATCTTTGTAGTTCCAATAGTTACTGTTATCAAGTACAAACTCGTTGCCCATAGCATAAAAACAACTAGTCAACTCTCTGATGTCAGACAAGTATAAGTCGTTCATCTCTTCTATGTCATTGATAAGCTTACGTAGATTATTATGACTTCTTTTTAGCACCTTTAGTTGCGCTGCTGTCAGAGACTTCATCCCCTTTTTTCTTTTTGCTTCTCTTTCTTTCTGTTCTCTCTCGTACTTCAGGCTTCTCTCTTCTGGTGTCATTTGCCAATCTTCCATTGCGTTTCCTCTCTATTACATTTTTAATAATACGTTTGTTGCTAGTTGATATTATGACACGCCCCATATCATCATACAGGATGTATCTGTTTTTTAGATGCGAGAGGAACATTACCTCTGCACTTCTACTTCCAAACAAGCGACAGTCTCAGCCTTGTGTGTAACCATCTTAGCTGCTGTGCTCATCTCGATTTGACACTCCTCCAGTGTAGCGTAAGTGCCTAACTGATAATGCTCTACGCTCTGTCCTGAGAAGAGCTGCATCCATATTAGTATGTAAACCATGTCTAAAGCTCCTTGCCTCTTAGTTGTCTTTCAAGATCAACTATCATATTAACTAACTCAATCTTACTTTTGTTATTATACAAGTACTCTGTTCTTATATTGTCTAAACCTTTTTTTTGGTAAGTCCACCAGTCAAACATTTCATAAAATTTAGCCTGTACATAGGGTAGTTTTATCTTCGCTGCCACTGGATCTCTTGTACCTAAACTTAACTTTCTTTGCTTTTGATTATTGGCAAACTCTCTTAGATCCATAGGTATTGTTATGACTGCATGTAGATTTCTCTTACCTGACATGCGATTTACTTTAGCTTTTGGGTATGTGTGCATCAGTCCATCCTTGTTATAAAGTGTTTACCGTTTGGCTGTGGTAATGCAATGATAGCATGAGTATAGAAGTATGCATAGCCATGCTTAGTAATCATTT